GCGCTGGGACAGCGGCGGTCGCCGAAACGAGGCGCTCGATTGCTTCGTGTACGCGCTCGCCGCACTTCGTATTTGCCAGCAGCGTTTCGGGCTTGATCTAGATCTGCTGGTTGCTGCCTTGCCCGGCGGTAATGAACCCGACGCGGAAGATCGACCGCGGAAGAAATCCACATTCTGGTAGTGAGACTTATGGCTTTCACAATCGAGCAGTACCAGGCCTTGCAGGCGGCCATCGCCGAAGGCGCGCTGTCCGTCCGATACGCCGATAAAAGCGTCACCTACCGGTCACTCGACGAGATGATCCGAATTCTAAAGCTGATGGCCAATTGTTTGGGGCTGGACGCGCACAACGATGGCGGCCGCCGTTACACCTCGTTCTCCAAAGGATATTGCCCATGAGCATGCTCGACAGCCTGTTCCCTGGGTACGCCGCCAAGCGATCAGACGCACGCCTTAAAAAGCTTCGCACTGAAATGACCATGGACGTGATCAAGCGCCGCTTCGAAGGCGCGGCGGGCGGCCGAAGAAATGACGGATGGCGTACCAGCGGCACTGATGCCAATACCGAGAATGCGCCGGCGCTGGCCAAGCTTCGTAACCGAGCGCGGGATCAGCGCCGGAACAACCCTTTTGCCGAACGCGCCATCACGGGCATCGCCGACAACGTGGTCGGCGCGGGGATCGTTCCGCTGCCGTTGGCCAAACGCGATCGAGACGGCGTGAAGTTGATGGATCTTTGGCAGGCGTGGGCAGAGACAACCGCCTGCGATGCTGATGGTCTGGAGGATTTCTACGGCCTGCAGCACATGATCATGGAGGCAGTCGCCGAAAGTGGTGAATGCCTGATTCGCCGCCGGCGCCGGTTCAGTTCCGACGGCCTGCCGGTTCCGGTCCAGCTTCAGGTGATCGAGGCCGATTTCCTCGACGAGTCAAAGGCAGCCATCGTTGGGCTCAACCGCATTATCCAAGGGATCGAGTTCGACGCCCTTGGCAAGCGCGTCGCCTATTGGTTGTTTGATGAACACCCGGGGGCAAACGTTGCATGGGGTTCTCTGCAATCTCGGCGCGTTCCCGCTGAAGACGTGATCCATGTGTTCTTCCGCAAAAGGCCGGGGCAGGCTCGAGGCTATACCTGGCTGGCGCCGGTTATTCAGCGGATGCGCAACTTCGATGAAATGGAAGACGCGGTGATGGAGCAGGCAAAGATCGCCGCCTGCTTTGCTGGATTCATAACCAAGGATCCAGACAACAGCCCTCAGGGTGTCACGAAACGCCCGCCGCTGATTGACCGTATGGAACCTGGAATGCTTCAGGAGCTGTCGATGGGGGAGGAGGTGAGTTTTGGCACCCCGCCAACATTCAACGGCTACGCCCCGTATTCACTGCAGGCGCTTCACGCTATTGCCGTGGGTCTCGGCGTTCCTTATGAGCTGCTCACTGGAGACCTCAAGGGCGTCAATTTTTCAAGCGGTCGCATGGGCTGGCTCAACTTCGCCAGGCGTGTCGATGTGTGGCAGTGGCGAATGCTGATCCCCCAGCTTTGTGATCAGGTTTGGCGCTGGTTTATGGAGGCCCAGGTCCTGCTGCCAGGCGGGGTGATGGATGACGTCAAAGTCTATTGGGTGCCACCACGCCGAGACATGGTCGATCCAAAATCAGAAACGGAAAACGTCATCACTCGCGTGCGCAACGGCCTGACAACTTGGCCTGATGCTTTGCGCGAGCTCGGGATCACAGACCCAAAACGGCATGCCGAACAGATCAAAAAAGCCAACGAAATGATCGACAAATACGGCCTGGTCCTGGATTGCGACCCGCGTCGCGTCGCGGCCGCCGGATCACCAAGTCAGCCGCCAATCACCGAAGAGAATACAGACGATGTCAGCGACGACAAAGAGCAGATCGACGACGAAAAAGACGCATGAAACGCCGATCTTCAGCCTGCGCGCCGCCGTGCGCGAGGGCTCTGTCGACGTTGATGCCCGAACTGTAGAACTGATTTGGACGACCGGCGCGAAAGGACGTCGTTATTCCTGGGACATCGGCAGCTACATGGAGGAGCTGGAAGTATCTGATACGGCTGTTCGCCTTGATCGGTTGAACAACGGCGCTCCTCTGCTGGACACGCACAACCAATATGAACTCCGGGCGGTGCTTGCCGTTGTTGAGCGCGCTTGGATCGAGGGTGGCCAAGGGCACGCGCTTGTCCGCTTCAGCAAACGAGAAGATGCCGACGTAGTGTTCAAGGATGTTGCCGACGGCATTCTGCGAAACATCAGCGTTGGCTACGCCGTGCACCGCTACGAGGTGACCGAAAGCGAAGACGACAAACTGCCTACCTACCGAGCCGTCGACTGGGAGCCAATGGAGCTCTCCCTCGTTCCGATCGGCTTCGACGACGGCGCGAAGGTCCGTAGCGCTAAGACCGCGGCCGAGTATGAAGGCCAAAGATTCAACACGATTTTTGAAGTTCGGGAGGCAAGCAAGCCCTCCGAAACACCGGCCGCCGTGCCTACGACCCAAGAGGAAGATGCAATGACCGAAGAAGAGAAGCGCGCGGCGGAACAAGCGAAACGCGTGGCTGATGAAACACTGCGCCGCGAATCCGCTGAAGCGGAGCGCAAACGCAGTCTGAGCATCCGCTCTATGGCTCGCAAGGTTCAGTTGGATGACGAAGCCTTTGTCGATGACCTGGTTGAACGTGGCGTTTCCGTTTCTGATGCCAGCATCGCGCTGATTGATAAGGTCGCCGAGAAGCAGACCAAAGATCAGCCGAACACTCGCAACAGCCACCAAACCATTGTGACCGGCGGCCAAGACCAGACGGTTCTGATCGCCAAGCGTGAAGCGATGCAGAACGCTTTGCTGCACCGCTGCGACGCCAAAATCAAACTCGAAGATGCTGGCCGTGAGTTCCGCGGTATGCGCCTGGTGGACATGGCTCGCGAGTTCATCGAGATGTCCGGCGGTAATTCCCGCGGCATGACCCCGCAGGAACTGGCTCGCGCTGCACTGGGCTGCGATCGTCAGGCTGTACGTGCGGCTGGCATGCACTCCACCAGCGATTTCCCGCTGCTGTTGGGTAGCACCGTCAACCGCACCCTGCGCGATTCGTACACCAACGCGCCACAGACCTGGCGCCCGCTGGGCCGTCAGACCACTGTGCCAGACTTCCGCGCCGTAACCCGCGCTGCGTTGGGCGACATCGCTGCGCTGGAGCAGATCAAGGAACACGGCGAGTACAAATACGGCACGCTGTCCGAGGACGGCGCACCGATCAAGGTTGCCAAGTTCGGCAAGATCATCGCGATCACCTGGGAAACCATTGTGAACGATGATCTCGGCGCGCTCACCCGCATCCCGGCAGCGCTGGGTAATGCGGCCGCCGCGACCGAATCCAATGTGGTCTGGGCTCTTCTGCTGGGTAACCCAAACTTCACCGATGGCGTCCCGTTCTACGACGCGAGCCACGGCAACGTTGCGGGCAGTGGCGGTGCAATCAACACCACTACCTTGGCCGCAGCTCGCGCCGCGATGCGCAAGCAGAAATCCAAAGCTGGCGAGTTTCTCAACCTGTCGCCCGAGTTTCTGGTGGTTGGTCCGGACAAGGAGCTGGAAGCTTTCCAGTTCACCAGTTCGGTTTATGTGCCTGCCAAGAATGCCGACATCAACGATGTTCGCAACGCATCCCTGACGGTCATCGTGGACGCTCGAATCACTGGCAACCAGTGGTATTTGTTTGCCGCGCCTGGCGGGGTCGACACGTTCGAATATGCCTACCTTGAAGGCGAACAAGGCGTCTTCACCGAAACTCGCGAAGGCTTCGAAGTCGACGGTATGGAAATCAAGGCCCGTCTCGTGTTCGGTGCCGGCTGGATCGATTACCGCGGCGCGTACAAAAACCCAGGCGCGTAAATCGCCAGTTCGATCTGAACCCAAAATGGCGCCGAGTGGCGCCCTTTTTGATTTCCAGTTTCTGTCTCTAAAGGGGACCTTGCATGAAGACTTTCATCCAGCACGGCGACTGCCTGACCGTTCCTGCACCGGCCGGCGGCACCATCTCGGGCGAACTTTACAAAGTCGGCGCCATCGTCGGCGTTGCTGCTACCACTGAAGTCGCCGGCGCACCTGTC